CTGCGTCCTCGAGGAGCGACCGACTCGCGACGGCCGCCCCTCCCCCTCCCCCCCTATTGTCGCGTCGACGCCTGGCCATCACAGGCGCAGCGTTGCCGCACGTGCTCGACGATGGCGATCACGCGGCGGTACCCCCATCGCGCCTTGCCGTTCAGTCCTGTCGAGCGTCGTGCCTCGACACGGCCCTGCTCCTCGAGACGGATGAGCGCGACAAAGATCGCGATGGCAGTCCAGAACCCGACGCGTCGACGCTGCGCGATGTAGGCCCGCACCTCGCCGAACGTCGGATCGGAGAGCCGATCGATTGCGTCGAGCGCGAGCTGCTCGAGCCGGTGTATGTCCCTCATGCCCTGGCCCTCCCTGCCCTACTTCCCGATCTTCCCGCCAGTGATCGCCCCGGGCGATCGGTTGAGCGAGAACGTGATGACGGCGGGCGCGCTGCTCTGCTGTCCGCTCCCCGGATCCGTGGAGATCAGGAGGTTCGTCGCCGTGATCGCTACCGTGTGCGAACCGAACGCCGGGATGGTGAGCGGGGTTCGTATGCACGAGCACGACTGATCGAGCGTCGGCGCCACACTGATCGGCGCGCCTCCGTCGAGCGTCATTGTGTAGGACGTGACGCCATCCGCGGCGGGCGCCGGATCCCACTGCGCGTGCGCGACGAACGGGACCGATTGAGCGTAGAGCGTGACGCGGGCCGGGCCAGTAAAGATCGCGCACGCGGCGAGAGCCAGGAGCGCGACGAGAATTCCGATCGAGCGTGTTCGTGTCATTGCGTCGATTCCCTTCTATGGGTTGAGGGTTGAGGGTTGCCGCTACTCGTCGTCGTCGTCGCCGGGTTTCGAGATCTTGACCTTGACGTCCTCCGCTTCGGGGATCAGGTTGATCTCGATCCCGTGTCGCTTGTACGTGGTTTTTTGGTGCTTGTGCATGAGCGGGATCAGGGCGGCCTTCCGTTTCCCCTCCTCGCGACTCAGCTCCATCCGCTCGTCGCGAACCTTCGCGTACGCCTTCGCCGCGTCCTCTAGCGGCTTGATCGCGCTGTCCTCCGTGCCGGGGAGATCGGCCTGTTCCGGCCGGGGTTTCCTCGAGCGCGTCGCGCCTGCCTTTTTCGCCATGCTGCTGTTCTCCTCTGAGCCCGGGCAATCCTCGCCGACGAGCGCCCCGGGCGGGTACGCTGGCCGGTCCTTCACGGTCTGACGTCGCCAGAGCACGGCGCCGCATTCCTTGCACGCCTGGACGTCGAGCGCGTCGCGCGTCGCGCGATCCTCCGCCCGGTACCATGGGAGGACGTGCGCGCTCACGCGCTCGCCCGACGCTGTTCGTTCGCGAGATCGTCGCGCCGCTCCGCCCATGCTTTCCAGCACTCGCACCGATCCTTCCGCGAGACGCCGGCGTCGAGGACGTCGATCCAGCCAGGCGAGAGCGCGCACCGATCGCAATGCACGAACGGCCCGGCGCCCTGACGGCGGAGCGCCGCGGCGACTTGCTCGAGATCGTGCGAGTGCATCCCGTGACGCTCGATCACGTCGGCGAACTCCTCGACGTCGTGTTTCCGGAGGCGCCACACGGGCCGCCCGCGCTCGTCGACGGCCGGATCGCCGCCCTTCGTCGTCGCGCGCTGGCAATGGCACAACTGGTGATCCATCGCGGCGGCGCGCTGTTCGTCGGTGACCCGCTCGTCTTTCCAGAACGCCCGCCGGAGGAGAATCACGAAATCGAACTCGATCAGCTCGCGATCGAGATCGCTCGAGCGTTTGACCTGGCCGATCACGACGCGGCCGTCGGCGTCCGGTTGCCACGTGAGGTTCCACGCGAGGACGAACCGGGCCGGGCGGAGATCGGGATGGTGCTCGCGGATCAATTCGTCCATGAGCGCGTATACCGGGTGTCCGTGCACGTGATCGCGCGCGATCAGCTCGTACCCGACTCGCCGCGCCGTTGTGTTCCCGGGCTTGCCTTTTTTCGGTGCCATGGCTGTCTCCTCCTCCTACGTGAACAAGGGCGGCGCCGCCGGATCGGCGACGGCCGCTTCGCTGACTGTGATCGTGACGCCGGCGCGCCCGCCGATCGGCGCGTATTGCTTCGCGAGTCGCATCGCCACGACCTGGCCGTCGTCGGCGTAGACGACGCCCGTGAGCGCGTCGAGGACACACCTCGCGAGCTTGTCGACGTCGGGCCTCGACGTGTGGGCGACGATCGAGCTCCGGATCTTCTGCGGCCGCGCGAGGTGAAACACGAGATCGACGACGACGGCGCCCGCCATCAGTTCCCCTTGCACGAGCGGCCCTTTTCGGCGCGCCGCGATCGCCGTGTCCATCACGGTTTCCTGCCAGGCTTTCGCGTTCGGGTTGTCGTTCGTGATGAACGCCCGCGGCGAGATCCGTCGGCCGGTTTTCCGAAACTGATCGACGGCCGCGAGCACGTGCGCGAACGCGACGAACGCTTTCGCGGATCCCTTCGTCTGAGCGTCGCCCTCGACGGTGAACGTGAGCGAGCGCGAGCCAGCGGGAGCGACGATCATCGGCCGGGCCTCCCCGCTGCGCGCCATTCCGATCGCTCAGCGTCACGCGCGGCGCCGGGCGACGAGAACCGCGCGATCGCCAGCTCCGCCTGATTGTGGAAATCGTCGACGGCGTAGATCAGGCCGGCGCGCGCGGCCGTGCACTTGAGGTGCTCGATCACGTCGCCATGGTGAGGAGCCGGGCCGCCCGAACGGTAGAGACTCGCGACTTCCCGCCACACGAGGGCCCGGAGGACGTTCGTCGCCTCGACTGGCGGCCGTCGCCGTTTCGGGTTTTCCACAGGTTTTCCACGTTCCGCCGTGCGGAGCGCGGCGTGATCTTCGGCCTGTACGGGGACGGGATCCGGATCAAGGACGGGATCGCGCGCGCGCGAGCGCCGAGGACTCCGCGTGGAGTCCGAACGGACACGCTGATCCTTTTCCTCCCGCTCCTGTCGCTTCCGAGCGGCGTCGCGTTCCCGTTTGTCCTTTACGTCCTGAGACTTAGGGTTGTGATGGTGGTAATCATGGATCCGCCAGCCGCCCGGGACCGGATCCCATAATCCGACATCAGCGAATCCCAAAACGAGCGCGATTTCGCCCGGTTTTCGATCGATCTTGAACGACTTTACGACCGATTCCGACAGGAATCCGTCGGTCAGGTGCTTGTTCGCGTAGGCCAGCCCCGCCACGTAGACGGCGAACGCCCGGGCGATTCCATGCCGCCCGAGGTGCCGCCCCGCGTCGAAAAACTTCGGGTGATCCGCGATGCCGTCGTCGAGCTTGACCCACACGGGCTACGACTCCGAACGCGTCGTGAGGCCCTCGCTCGAGGCGCCCGGCGCCCCGCCCTCCGGCGTCGATATCTCGCCGGGTGTTACCTCCCTCGAGCGCCGGGCGGGCCGCCTGGCCCCTTCTGCGGCCGCGTGGGCGCGGGCCGGTTCCGACTTCGCCCGTCGATCGATCGTGCCCTTGCAGACGGCGAGGACCGTACGAGCGGAGTCGAGATCGGCCGTCTGGAAAAACTCGACGGCGGCGTCGGCCGGGTTGCGTTTACGTGCCATGGTTCAGTCTCCTCGTGTGTAGCGGGTTCGGGTTCAGACGTTCGATCGGTGCGGGCCGTCGCGGCGTCGCTTCTCAAACATCGGGTGCTGTCGTTCTTTCTCGCCGGAGAGTTTCGGCGCGCCGTCCCGCGCCGCGTTCTTGTGTTCGCGCTCGTGCACGTCGGCGTCGACGGCCGCGACGTCGGGAGCCAGGCCGGCCGCTGCGCGCGCGCGCGGTTGCTCGAGCTTCGCGATCGTGTCGCACAGGTAACAGCCGCGGCCGCCGCGTTCGATCGAGCTGAGACACGGGCCGAACCCGCATCCCTCACGGCCCTCGCCCGTGCTCTCGTCGACGCGGCGGCCGGCGGCGTTGATGATCACGGTTTCGTCCCGACGCAGAGCTTCGCGAGCTTGAGCGCGAGCGCCTCGAAATCGCGACAGGCTTTGTCCGGATCGGGATCGGGCTCACGGTGGATCGCGAGGAGCTTCCGGGCGAGGGTTTTCTCGAGGTTCGTCGCCACGGTTACTTTCCCCCCTTCCCGTGAGCGTCGGCGTAGTCGAGCATCGTCGAGAGCTGCTCGACCTGGCCGACGACGATCACGCCGACGAGCGGCCGTTCGCCTGCGTCGTTCGCGGGCCCGTAGAGCGGCCGCGTGTCCTCCGCCGCAAGCGTCGCGAGCGCGTCGGGGTTCCGATCGCCGATCGCGAACGTGACGCGCGGGATCTTGATCGTCCTCATGCGGTTTTCTCCTCCGGCGCCGCCGCCGGCCCGTCGAGCCGCACGATCTCGATCCGGAACGACCCTTTAGGATCGACCGTCGTGTACCGCTTTTTGATGTCGGCCGGGATCTCCGTCGTGCTCTTTTTCTGCCACTTGCCGGAGATTACGAACGGCCCGGCGATCCCGTCCTCGATCCCGCGAAGCTCGCCCTTGATCTGTTTGTCGAGCTTGTCGAATTCCTTCGCCGCCGCCTCAAGCTCGTCGCGTCGCGCGAGTCGCTTCTGCAGCTCCGGATCGGTGAGCACGACGGCGCCGCCTGCGATGAGCGGCGGATTGCATTCGGTGCCGTACCACGCGCACCGCTTACACTCCGCCGCGTCGCCCTCGAGGAATGGCGGGAGGGTTTTCGCCTCGACGTGATCGATCGCCAGTTCGGCGCGCGTGAGGAAATCCTCCATCCGCTCGACGTGCTGATCCAGTTCCACGGGGAGGAGTTTCGGGATCCCGCTGCGATCGAGGAGGAGGAATCCGAACGGTTCCCCGGCGCCCCACAGGTACGAGAGCAATTGATGCGCGCCCGATCGCGTCCATGGGTTGTCGAACAGATCCGCGAACGTCTCGATCCGATCGACCATCATCGGCGACCACGCCTTCACCTCGAGCGGCGGCCGCGCGCCGCCGATCTCGATCCGCGCGTCGACCTTGCCGGAGATCGCGATCCGCCCCTTGCGATCCTTGAGCTGAAACCGTTCCTGCTGGCCGATGAGGGTAAACGACGGTTCTGAGTCGCGCCCGATCCGTGTGAGATCGGCGAGGAGATCCCGCTCGCGATCGTCGCCGCGGCGGAACCGTGCGAGCACCTCCGGCGGCCAGGGCGGGAGCTTCTCCGGCCGGGCCATCTCGTACACCATGCGCCGGGTACACGTGCGATAGGCCGACGCGTAGGCGTACGGGTGAGGTGTCTGAGGGCGAGCGGAGCGCGCGAGGTACGCGCCCCATGCCGACTCGATCCCTTTGGCGACCACGGCGGGATTGAGCGGCGGCGGCGTCGACGGAGCGGCGGATGGTTCCGACATCATCCCTCCTGGCCGGGCTCGCGCGTCGAGCGGCGCGCCTGCCCGTGAGCGGGCCCGAAGATCTCGTCGGCCGGAACCTCGCGATCGACGCGGCCCGCCGGCGGAGCTGTCGAGCGCGTCGCGGTACCGGCGCCGGGCGACGGCGCGGCGGCGGCCGTCGTGCCTGCCGGTCCCGACGACGACGCGGCCGCGGCGGCGCGCTGCGCGGCGCCCTGCTCCCATTCGGCGGCGTCGACGATGAACCGCTTGTCGGCGTGATCCTTGTATTTCGGACAGCCGTAGAACCCGGGCCGTCCGTCCTTCCCGGCGCGGAACACGCCGGCGCTCTTGCAGTGAGGACAGATCGGCGGATCGACGGCGGGCGCCTTTGCGCTCCTCGCGCCGAGCCGCTCGTCGCGCGTGCCGAACCCGCGCCCGTGCCGACAGTTGTCGATCTTTTTCGGCGTGCCCTCCCACGCGGCCGCGATCTCCTCGACGGGAACCGACTTCATCCCGGCGAGCTCGCGCGTCACGCCGCCGTCGAGGTTCGCGCGCGCCGCCTTGCGGACCAAAACCTCGAGCGCGACGCCGACGACGCCGCGACAGAAATCGTCAGTGCTCGAGCGCGCGCCCTCGATCTGCTCGAGCGTCTGACCCGTGATCCGGCATCGCCCCGAACCGCGAACGATGTACGTGAACACGGCGGCGTCGTTGCCGGTGATCTTCTCCGGATCCGACACGTCGAACACGTCGATCCCCCACAGATCGCGGAACCGTTCGGCGCCGGAGTCCTGGCAGTACCCGACGATCTGCCCGCCCTGATCGTCCGGTGCTTTGAACAGGAGCCAGTCGGCCGGGCTCGTGAGTCGGATCGACGCCTTCCGGAGCGTCTCGACGACTTGCACACGGGCCTCGATGATCTCGACGGCCTCGCCCTTGCGGCCCGCCAGTTCGTTCAGGTTCGTCGGCGCGCCGGGATGCCGGATCAGGTGTTTCGGTTCGGCGTCGAGCACTTCGGCGTCGACGGGGTTTGCTCTCTCACTGCTCATGGTTTCTGACTCCTATCCTTCGTGTTGATCGGTGCTCTGTTACTGCCCGCGCCACGGTTCCGGCGCGATCCCCAGGCGGCGCGCGAGGATCGCCTCCCTGATCTCGTACCTCGCTCGACGACGCCGGCGCGCCTCGCTTCCACGGAACGCCCTCAGCTCACGCGCGAGCCCGACGAGCGCCGCTGTCGCCGCTCGAGCGGCCGCGCCCATCGGATCGAACGCGTCGACCACTGCGCGCGCGATGGCGGCGCCGTCGAGCGTGACTCTCACTTGCGCCCCTTCACCTTGATCGAGACGCGGCGCGTTCCCTTCCGACGCGGCCGCGCGATCCGCTTCTCCATCTCCGCGATCATCCCGTCGCGGATCCCCTCGAGCGCCTCCGTCGGGAGCCCGTTCGCGAGCGCCGCGACAACAGCCGTCGGTTCGCCGCGGAGCGTGAGCGCGACCGTGATCACTGCCGATCCCTTTTTCATCGTCTACCCCTTTTCCATTTGGTTGTATTGCCGGAGGGCCGCGGCGGCGCGGCGGCGTCGAGCGCGTGATCCTCCGGCGTCCCGAAGATCTCGCCGGAGTGTTTCGGACAGAGGAGGCCGTCGCCGGTCTGATCGGTCATGAACCGGCCCTCGCCGGCTTCGCACGTCGCCACGTGCGCGCCTGGCCCGGCGAGGATCAGGACGTCGGGCCATCGCCACTCGCCGCCGTCCGTTTTGACCTTGAAGTACTTCCCGCTCCCGTCCTTTTTCTCGCACGACAGGAGGCGCCCGGGCGCGCGATCGGCGCCGACGAGCACGCGATCGTAATGCTTGAAACACGACGGGATCGGTTTCCGCTCGCTCGCGCCGCCGCTGCGGAACCCGCCGAACGTGCCATACGGGAACCGCGCCACTACTTGCACGCCTCGAGGATCTCGCCGACGCGCGCGGCGCCCGTCACGCGCGACAGATAGGCCCGGGCCCCACAGTGCAGGCAGGCCAGGAACTCGCCGCCGGGCGCGGCTGGATCCTCGCGCCACGTCCCGAGATCGTGACGGTTCGCGCGCCCGTGGATCCTGACGGCGATCCGCTCGAGCGCGACGGACTGTTCAGGCGTCGGCGCGGCGCCGGGCGACTGGCGGGCGAGCGCGATCGAGGCCCTCGCGTGCTCGCGGTAGTGTGGATTTCCAGCGGGAAAACGGGATCGTGTAGAATGGCAATCGCTCATCGGGTTTCGGTCCTTTCGTGCTCTGCGAACGCCGCCGGGTTTCCCTCGCCAGGATCCGGCGGCGTTCGTGTCTGTAGCCTACGATCGCGGCGGCGTCGATCGACGCTCGCCGATACTACTCCTCCTCACCTCGCCGAACGCGCGGAACACCTTCGCGAACCGCGCCGGCGCCATCCCAAGGTAAACGATGTAGTTCGCGTGGGAGGGCGCGGCCGCGTCCCGCTTCGGGAGGAGCGCGAGGCCCTCGCGTCGACGTCGACGGTTCTCCGTGTCGATCTTGGCGAACCGCTCGATCCGCTTCGCCTCGCTCTCGACGAACGCGATCCGACGATCGGGAACACAGATCGGGAAATCGAGCGGGTTGTAGATCCGCGGCGGCGCGAGCGCGTCGTCCATGGGTTCGTACCCTTGCAGGGTTTGAAGCTGCTCGAGCGAATAGCCGATCCAGATCGCCGCCCGGATCTCCTGGTGGAACCACGCGACCATGAGGCGGTACCAGAACGCGCCGACGTGCCCGCCGGGCGGGTTCAGGAACACGCGGCCCGACCACGGGCGCCGCAGGCCGTTCTGCTTTTCCGAGTAGAACCGGCGCGCGCGGACGATCCGATTCGCCTCGCGATGCGACGCCGGATCGAGATCGATCCCGCCGAGCACCTTCCGCGCCGCCTCGACGTAGGGCGCCGGCGTGAACCATTCCGGCGAGTCGCACGAGTGCCGGGCGCCCGTCGTCGAGCGCGTCAACGGTACCGCTCCCGGTGAGCGTCGACCGATCCGAGGCTCGCGAGGCGCCGGGCCTCAGTCGAGCGACGTCGTACGATCGTACGCGCGAGGAGGTAGAGGCCCGCGAGCGCGAACCCGGCGGCCAGGGTGATCAGCGTAGCCATAGACAATGAAACTCCGGGTTCTGGTAGAACCGCGAGTCGAGGGCCGCGAAAATCGCGCCGTCGCTGAGCCGACGCCCGATCGACCATATCCACTGTTCCGTCGAGCCGACGCAGTAGTCGCAATCGTCGACGAACCGATCGAGCCGGAACGTTCCGCGATACAGCTCCCCCGGCGGCGCCGGATCGAGCGCGAGCATTTGCTCGACGTCGAGCGCCTCGCCCTTTTCGAGCTTGCGCCTCATTGCCTGATTTCTCATCGCGCCCATTGGTTCGTGCTCCTGTCGGGTGAACGATCGGCCTCCCCCTCGCCAGAGGACGCGCGGCCGCCGTTCGGGGTTTACGTTACTCCGTCGAGGCGTCGCAGGATGTCGCGGACGCGGCGGGCGACGACTTCGGCGACTTGCGGGACGATCGCGTTGCCGAGCGTGCCGAGCCGTTGCCGCCGGTTGGAACGTCGACGTCCGTCCAGCCGATCGGGAACCCCATCAGCGTCTCCACCCAATCCGGATTTAGCACGGGACGAGGCGATGACGCGGGGAGGTTCCCACTCGTGTTGCCGTTCGCCCGGTCGTGCAGGCCAGCCAATTGATCGGGGAGCCCGCCCGTGTATTCCCCCTTCGCGACCTTCTGACTGATCCCCTTGTGATCGCGACTCTGCGGCGTGAGCCAGTTCGGCGCCGGTTCCGCTTCCGGTTGCTCCTCCGCGCGCGTCGCGTCGGTTAGCGTCGTTCCCGCGTGCATGATCCCGGTTGTCGTCGTGTGCCTGGCCGCTGCGTTCGCGTCCGTCGTCTGCGGCGTCGGCCAGTCCTTCACAGCTCCGGAGAGCGTGCGCCCCGAATTCGGGCTCGTGCGGCCGACGTCGGGCCTCCCCTCGAAACCCGCCGCGTCCATCGTCGTCGGCGTCGGCCAGTTCTCGCGAACGGCATCCGTCAGGGTTCCGTTCGCCGTGCGACTCTCGCTGTCCTCTTTGATCGGCGTCGGCCAGTCGCGCGAGGCCCTCGCCTGATCCTCGAGCGACGGCTTGCTCGAGCGGCCGCCCTCCGACGGCGGGAGGAGCGTTCTCGCGCCCGTCACGTTGCACGCTGCGCGCGGCGTCGACCAGTCGCCCTTCGCCTGTTTCGCGAGGCTCTTGCCCGTCGCCGGGCGCCCGGCGTTCGATCCGTTGTTGCTCGTCGCTTCCGGCGTCGCGTTCGGCGTCAACCATGTATCCGATGATGAAAACCCGCTCCCTCCGGTGCGGCGCTCCAACATCGGACGCTCGTACAATCGCCCACTCCGCGTCATACCCTCGATCGGCCAAGCATCCGAGAACGGCATCGATTCCCCGAACAAGGAGTCCTCGCACGTTCTCAATAACCACGATCCGAGGACGTAGCTCGCCAATGACACGATCGAACTCGTACCAGAGCCCGGAGCGATCCCCGTCCAGACCAACTCGCTTACCGGCGTCGCTGACGTCCTGACAGGGGAACCCTCCGACGAGCACGTCGACGCGGCTTGGGTGTTCAGGCCCGTCGAGCGTTTCCCGTCGGCCTCCCGTGCGCCGTTCGCGTCCGACGTCGCTGGCGTGAGCCAGATCGCCCGCTCGACCACTGTGACGAGATCGTCGCCGCCGCTGCCCGCTCGATTGCGACGCGCCAGATCCGGGCCGCTCGATCGGTTTTTCGCCTCCGGCGTCGGCCACTCCGATCGATCGGACGTCGCTGTAGCAGGGAACTCCGGGCCAATGTCGAGCGAGGACTGCTCGACAGAATTCGTCGCTCTCGCATTGCCAGAGGACCCGGAACCCCGCGCGCTCAAATCCGAGATCGAACCCGCCGACGCCGGAGAACAGGGATCCGACGGTGTACGCGCCATCCGTCACTTGCCCTCATCGGCGTCGGCCTCGCCGAGCGCGACGAGGCACGCCCATTGCGCCTCATGGATCGCCGACGGGGGAACCGCGAACGTCCCGCCGCAACTCTCGCACGTGAGCATCCCGTCGCGCACGGCCTCGCCCCGGTTCTCGCCGATGTCGAACCCGCAAAACTTGCACGAGATCAGGACGCTCGCGAGCACCTCGCGATCATCGTGCTCGCAGTCGGCGCGCTCGACGAGCTGCGGCGCGCGGAGCCCGCCCGCCTTGATCCACACGTCGAGCCGCTCCATTACAAAGTTATGGATCCGGGCCGCCCACTCCGCGCGCTCCGGATCGTCGCCGCCCTCGCCAGACACGTAGTAGATCGGCGACGTCGGTTCGTCGGCGCCGCCGTAGCAATTGGCGTCGGCGTGATCGTGGAGATCGGCGAAGCTCGCGACGTCGGCCGGGACGGCGCCCTTCTCGACGTCGGCCCGGATCTCCCGCTTCGCGCGCGCGATCATCGCGGAGGCGATCAGGCGATCGAGCGGCTTCATGTTCGCGCCGAGCACGAGGGCGGCGTTAGTCATTGGGCACGCTCACGAGGATACGGCCGTTTGTCGGATGGTTCACGAAATGCCACGAGGCGCCCGGGCGCTCGCGGTTCATCGTCGCGAGCTGCTCGCCCTCGACGATCGCGCGGAGGATCCCGTCGCTGATCGCGTCGCTGTCGGCCGACGTCGACGGGATCGGCGCGCCGCTCGCGTCGAGCACCTCGACGGAAACGACGTGCTCGCCAGTCTCGACGGCGACGAGATCGCCGCCCCATGACGGGTTCGCCGTGCCGAACGCCCACGCGAGGCCGTCGAGATCGGACGGGTGCGCGAGGAATCCCGGGTATTCGATCGACGCGTTCGGGAGGTGCGCGGCGACGGCCGCGAGGATCGCGTCGGCGGTTGCTGTCTGAGTGCTCATGCTCATGGTTCGGTTCCTTTCGTGCCCTACGCTCCGACGACGACGCGCCGGAGTCCGAGCTTTTGCAGGATGGGTTCGGAGAACTCCCGGCGACCGTTCAGGAGATCCGACAGGTAAGGTCCGGAGATTCCGAGCGCGTCGGCGGCGGCCCTCTGCGTCTCGTGCTCGCCCACGAAACGCCGGAGCCGGTCAAGCGGATCGATTTCTTTCACGCCTCCCCCTTTTCAAGCTCGATCGTCCAGTCGGCGAGCGGCCAGCCGAGCGAGATCGCGACCATCGTCGCGGCCGTCATGCTGTCGAACCCGCCGACGTCGCCGAGCGTCCGATGCCGAATCGTGTACTGCGTCACGAGCGCCTCCCGTTCGCGATTTCCGCGAGGATTTCAGGTGAGACCGGGATCTCGTCGGCGAGCGCCTCGCGCACGTCGGCGCCCCGGAACGTCGAGCGCGGGATCTCGATCCGCGCGTTCGTGAGCCACGGGCCAGCCGGGCGCGCGATGTCGTCGTTCATGGTTCCGAGGTAACGGCCGCTCCGGTCTGTGATCGTCATGATGGATACGAGATTAGCAGATACGCTAATCCGTGTCAAATGGGCGGGAACGGCGGGCGGGAACGGCGGCGGGAGGGCGGCGCCGCCCCTCGTCGGAGCGGCGCCGGAGGGCGGGATCAGGGTTTGCGGTCGGTGTCGGTGCCCGACGCGGACGGCGCGGGCGGGAGGTGATCGTTGGACCCGTGTCCGTGCGTCGCGTGCCCGTCGCCGAGATCGCTCGCGCGCTGCGCCGTGTCGACGCCTGGCACGCTCCCGGCGGCGCCCGTCGCGGTACCGGCGCCGAACGACGCCGAACCGCTCGCGGCGTTCTTGTCGACCTTCGCGCCGTCGATCACGTGCACGGTTCCGATCACGGCGTCGACGCCCGCGCTCGCGACGGCCTCGACTTCCGCCGAGTCGAGCTTCACGCGCCCGGAGCTGTTCGCGACGTTGACGGCCGTTCGTACCACGTTGAGCACGTGCGCCTTCTTCTCCGCGCCCGTCGCTCCCTTGATCTGTTCCGCCTCGCCGATCGCGTCGACGACTTGCGGAATGATCGCCCCGATTTTCTGCCCGCCCGGAACCGCTGCCAGGACCACGGGCCCGACCTGAGCGACGACTGCGAGGAACTTCCGTAGATCGAATTTCATGCTCTGCCTCCTCCCGGGATTCTACCGCGATCGACCTGTTATCCCTCCGCCTGATCGAGCGGGAGCGAGAGCGTCGTCGGCCCGGCGTCACGCTGGCCACGAGCGACGACGGCGGCCGCGTCCAGCTCCGCGCCGACGCCCTCGACGTCCTCGAAATCCTCGAGCGCCTCGAGCGCGAGGCCCGGGAGCATCCCTTGCGAGAGCCGACGGACGGCGATCCGACACTGCCGCTCGTCGACGTCGATCCCGATCGCCCGGAGTCCTCGACGCTTCGCGACGACGAGCGTCGAGCCGGAGCCCATGAACGGATCGACGACGAGCGCGCCCGGCGGAACGTTCGCCATCGCCCACTCCATCACGGCGAGCGGCTTTTCCGCGAGGTGATGGCGGCGTGAGACGGGCGGCGGCGAGAACTCGAAACCTCCGGACGGATACGCGCCGTTTTCCACGAGCGGCCCGTGCGAGGCCCACGGGAGAAACTCGCACGCGCCGGAGAACCCCCCGTCGCGCGGCCGCCCGAATTTTTTCGACCACACGCCGACGCCGCGCCATACCCAACCGCCCGCCTGGATCGCGTCGGTGATCGTCGGGAGTTGTCGCCAGTCGATGAACGTCGCGAACGTCGCGCCCTCGATCGCCGCGTTGCGCGCCGCCGACATCCAGAGCGAGCACCATGCCGCGAACGCGCGCTGGTCCCGGTTGTCGCCCGTGAACCCGATCCCGTCCTGCTGGCTGCTGTCCGAACTCGCGTACTTGCTCAGCGTCGAGAACATCCGATCGCCGCGGAACGCGCCGCCGGAGCTGTAGGGAACATCCGTCACGAACGCGCCGACGCCCTTGAGCGTGTGGAGCACCTCGAAACAGTCGGCCCGGTAGATCGTGATCCCGTCGTGCTGGTAGTAGGGTTCGGGCGCGTGCATGGTTGAGGAGGGTATCACGAGCGGCCAGGCGGGCCGGGACGTCGCCCGGGCCCGGGCGACAGGGGAACGGCCGTCCGGACGCGCGCGGCGTCCAGACGGCCCGGGAGGCGCCTCAGCGTTGCCCGTGGATGATGTACGCGACGTCGGCCGACGTCCCGCCGCCGGGGAGCTCCATCACTTCGCCCTGCCCGAACGCCCGATCGGTGAAATCGGGGATCGGTGCCAGGGCGAGCGGATCGAACACGGTAACGCCCGTGAGCCGGTACGAGGCCGTGAGCCGCACGCGGCCGCGAACGCCGCACGGCATTTGGATCACGCGGCCATCGGGCGCGAGCGCGCTATAGGCTTTGTTTACGCCGTCGCCCGTGTCGCCCTCCCAATGGTTGTGCGGTTGGAACGGCGCGACGGGGTTCGGCGCCTGCCATTGCGTGTTCGCTTGCCGCCAGTTCGGGAGGCCGGCCGGGAGGAGCGCCGCGACCGATCGCACGGCCTCGACGATCCGATCGATGTTGTCGATCTCCCAAAAATTCGGCGGCCGCGGCGCCCCGCTCGAGGACGGCGCGCCGTTGCCGTAGACGCCGGTTCCCGTGTGGAGCGTGAAGATCGGCGCGCCGCACATGATCGCGATCGCGCGTTTCATCGCGAGCCGTAGCGGATCCGTCAGAACCGAACCGCTCGAGCCCGGTCCCGGTCCCTCCCAATCGGCGCCGACGAACCCGCCGTCGTTGTGGAAGTCCCACGCCTGGCGAACGTCGCGCCAGCCGTGATCGCCGTCGCCGCGTTCCGTGTGGCGGATGAACACCTTCGCCGCGACGCGGCGAGCGGCCGCGTTGATCTCGTCGGCCTCCGCTGCGTTGCCCGGCGTCGAGAGCGCGATCAGGTTCCGGATCAGCGGATCGATCTCGCGGGCCATCGCCTCGAGCGTCGAGAGCGGATCGCCGCCGTTGCTGTACTCGTTTTGCATCTCGACGAGGAGCACGGCGGCCTCGCGGCCGTCCGCGATCACGCCGCCGACGTCGCGCGCGAGCCGCGGGAGATCGTAGCCGGTGCCCTTGCCGCTGAGCGTGATCCCGCTGCGGAGGCCGAGCGAGGCCGACAGATCGAGATCGCGCGCGATGGCGCCGAGGTGATCGGGGAACGTCGCCGGGTTGATGTCGAGCGGCGGCGCCCATGCCACCTCGTACAGCGGACGCTTGTAGTCGAACCCGTGAGCGGCGGCCCACTCGAGGTTCGCGCGGTAGCGTTCGGGTTCGTTCCGCGCGCCCTGGAGCGACCACATAAACGTCAGGCCGAGCGGGTACCATTCCCCGCCGTCGTCGACGATCGCGCGGCCGTTCGCGCGCGGGACGCCGGCGCGCGTCCCTCCGACGCCGCCGCCTCCGCCGCCGGAGAGCCGCCGGTGCGTTCTCACGAGAGGATCTCCACGGCGAGCGGGAACCCGAAAAACTTATGCCCGGCGCCGTCAGGGTGGTTTTCGTCCGTCGTCTGTTCGACCTGTGCCTCGAGCGCGCCGTTCTCGTTTCCGTCGTAGACGCGCCACTGCTCGAGATCCCCGGCGTCAGTGTTCCCCGTCGGTTTGTGGTACCCCTGCTTGTCGAGGCCCGCCGAGTACTGGCCGGCGTCGGCGCCCGCGAGACAGTCGGCCTCGACGTTCGTGAACGTGTAGCGGTTCGACGGGAGTTTCTTCGCCTTGTACTTGGCGGCGCTCGCGTCTTTTCCGACGTAGAGCACGCCTCGCCATTCCGACGGTTTCCCGTCGAGCGTGCCCCAAATTCCGGTGCCTGGTGAGTCGGGCGCGATCACGCGGCCGCCCGCGCCCCGGAGTCGTACGATCTTGCCGTCGATTTCCATTGCTGATCCTTTCGTGTGTGTACGGAACGGTCGAGGAGGTTTCGGCGGATCGATCGGTGGATCGATCGGCGGCGTCGTCGGGACCGGCGTAAGCGACGCCTCGCCGACGAGCGCGGCCGCGAGCACGAGCGCGCCGAACGCGCGCGACAGGTTCGGGTTCGGCTTGATGCCGTTCGCCCGATCGTACGAGAACGGCGCGATCACTTTGATCCGCCGATCGAGGTTCACGATCTGATCGAGATACTCGAGGCCCTCGAGCACCTCCGCGTCCGTCCACAGCCAGCCGCCCGTCGCCGGATCGAACTGCTGATAGAACATCGGGATCACGCCGCAATCGCGCGGCCACTGCGCGAGGTTCGCGCGCGCCTGGCGATCCCATCGGGCCGCCGTTTGCGGGAGCGTTTCCGCCTTGAGCCGATAGAGCTCCCACAGGATCAGATCGTAGGATCGGAGCCCGTTCGACGGGATCGTCCAATCGGCTGGCGAGTCATGTCCGAGCACGAGCCGCCCCTTCGGGAGCGGGACGGGCGGCGTCGTGTTCTCCGAATAGGTTCCGAGCGTGAACACGTCAGGCCGTCCGCTCCCCTCCGCCCTGAACGGGTAGACGCTGACCGGATGCGAGAACCGGAACGACGGGAACACGAGCGGCGGCGCCGGGCGGAGATCGACGATCGCGCTCGCGAGATCCCACTCGACGATCGTGAGCGAGCCGGGCGGTTCGCCGTCGATCGTCGCCCACGCGATCCGGATCCCGCCGTTCCACGCGATCGCGTCGTAATGAAATTCACGATCGGCCGTCGCGAGGATCGTCCCGTGATCGGAGTCGGCCCGGCGCGCGACGAGCCCGACGCCCTCGAGCCAGTGCACAAGGTAGGCGACGCCGCCGGGCTCGACGTAGCACGCCCGGAGCGAGCCAGGGAGCCAGAGCGGCGCCGGGATGCCGAACGTTCCCCACGCGCCCGACGCGGGCCAGATCGCGCGCTGCGCGTCGATCAGGGTGAGGTGATACGGATCGGGCGCGCCAGCCCCGATCCCGGGTTGCCGGTCCTCCGGCGGGTTGAACGTCGGGAAGATCGAGCCATCGGGACGCCCGATCCGGAACCCGTTCCCGCCGCCCTGGTAGGCGTCGAGGAGGACGATCGAGCCGTCGCTCGCGGCCGCGCCGCGCCCGTCCGTCATTGCCCGGGAGATCGTTCCGCCGGGGAACTCCCCGCACGAGCCGAACGTGGCGCCCTGCCCGGCTTGCGCCGCCTGCCATCGCCCGCCAGCGGCCGCGAGAAACGACGCCTCGCGGAGCGGCCCGGGAACGGCCTCGAGCGGCCGCCGGGCGCCTGTGCGGATGTCGACAGCCTGCGGAGCCGTCCCGCCCGGCGTGCCCTGCCACGAGCCGCTGAGCGGCCCGAGATAGGCGATCTCGTCGGCGTTGAGCCAGAAGGTACAGCCGCCGTCGCAAAGCTGGATCGCCTCGCCGCTCCGCGAGCCGTACGAGACTCGCCCGCCGGCCGTCCCGCACGCCGCGAGGCCGGTGATCGGATGTAGTTTCGGCATGGGTTCAGACCTTTCGGAGCTTCCGGTACCGCGCGAGCACGTCGTCGGCGTATGCCGCATTCCGGAGCGGCCCCGTCGGCGCGTTGCCGGAGCGCCCGCCATTGTATGCGGCGAGGGCCGCCCGCGTCGCCGTCGCCTGGCGCTGGCCCTCGAGCCCGACGTAGAGCGCGCCCGCCCACTTGACGTGCCCGGCGAGGTGCTCCGCCCCGATCGCGAGATTGATCTCGACGTCGGAGCATAGGCGGGTGAGGTACTTCCCCTTGTATCCGTGCTCGCGCGCGACGGCGCCCATGATCTGAGTGAGGCCCCACGAGGCTTGCTGGCCCCACCATTCCTGATCGGGATCGCCCGCGAGCGCGGGGAAATCCTTCGGGGGAAACTTTGAGGCGAGCTCGACATCCGACACGCGGCGGAACGGCCGCCCCTCGCGCACGTTCCAGAGGTATCGGTATTTCGGTTCCGGGTTCCACGCGTCCGGATCGCCGGAGGATTCCTTGTCGACGAGCGCCGCGAGTAGATCCGGATCGAGGACAGCCGTCGCGGCCGCCGCCTCGAGCTCCGCGCGGAACATCAGTACCCCGCGCCGCCGGCGAGGAGCTTCAACGTCGTCGGGTTGAGGAGCGCCGCGAGCGCGCCCGCCTTGACGATCTGATTGTTCGGGGGGAGCGCGATCGTCCGGAGATCCGACATTTCGATCACGTTGCCGGAGAACTCGACGACGGTCGTGTAGCTCGTGAGCGAAGCGAGCCCGGGACCCGTCGAGCCGTCGCCCATGATCCCATAGTCGCCGGTTCGGAGGACGTTCCGCGAGAACGTGATCGGCGTGATCACTTTCGTCGACGTCGAGCCGGAGAACTGTAGGAACCGACTCGCGACCCGGGGGAGCGTATTGTTCGTGACGACGAGCGCGTCGGCGACGCCGTTGATCACTTGGAACCCGTTCGGCGACTCCGCGAACAGGTTTCGATCGATCGTCAGTTTCCGGAGCTGTCCGGACGGACCCGAGTCGTCGCGCCCGAGTACGTTCACGGCGAACCCGTCAGGCGCGCGGCGAACGGTGTTCCCGCGGATCGTTACGTCGTCGACGGTGCACCATGGGCAATCGCCCTGCCCGCGAGCGGTGATCACGATCGGCGATCCCGCCTGGCCGTCTGTCCAGTTGCCATCGATCGTATTGCCCTCGACGAGCACGCGCAGGCCGATCTTCGCCTCGACGGAATTCTTGACGGTGCCGAGCGTCCGGAAACTGTCAGGCTTGCGGATCGTGTTCCCCCGGATCGTGATGTCGGCCGGGTTCATCCCGACGATCCCCGGCGTCGCGCCGCCGATCAGGATGTTCTCGCCGCTCGCCTCGAGCACGGAGTCGAGCACGGCATACGGGCCGGGACCGTTGAGGATCCACACGGCCTGAGAGTCGCGGCCCTTTTCGTAGAACCCGAGCACGCTCACGCGCTGCAGGGTGATGTCGGAGCCGTGGAGCGCGAACCCGCGATGCCCGCCGCCCTTCGCCGACGGGAGCACCTTCACGTCCTCGAAACGAACCCGGTGAGGTTGCGCGTCGGCGCTCGTCGCGTCGGCGGTCCCGACGACGATCGCGTCGCGATCCGGGTTCCCGAGTTGAACCGCGAGGCCCCGCACGATAACGTCGTTCGCCGCGACCTTGAGCGTCGGCGTGAACCCGTCGGCGGCGACGAGCGTCGCGCCAGCCGCCGCGAGCGTCGTCGGTTTTGAGATCGTGAAGTTGCCGGAGTAGGTGCCAGGCGCGACGGTGATCGCGCCGCCGGTTCGGAGGGCGCCGACGAGGGCCGCGGCGTCGGTCACTGTCACGCCGCCCGGCTGCGGCGGCGGCGTCGTGATGGCGGCCCGGAGCTGCTCGAGCGTGCCCTGCAGTTGATCGATCAGTTGCGCCGGCGTTTGGGATTGCGCGAGGAGGAGGAGCGCGAGGAGCGCGGTTCGTGTGTTCATGGCTTTGTTACCGGCCCGCTACGGGCCCGACGCCTCCGACCTTTTGATGATTGGTACGGCCGAAATAGAAACCCGTCACGAGGTTCGCGACGCCGAACAGGAACACGCCGGCGGCCAGTTGCAGCTCCGGCGAGCCGAGCGTTTTTCCGAAGATCGCGAGGGCGGTTGAGACGGCGAGCGCCGCCCACACGACGGAGAGCGCGATCTTCATTTGGGTAGTTTCCCATATGAGGCTCACCTCGCGCTGGCTGGCGCTGACCCGCTCCTCCTCCTCCGTCGACGTCGGCGCCGCGACGACGCGGCCGCCCGGGAGCGTGATCACGTCGGGCTTAGCCGGAGCGGCGCCGCCTGCCTGGCCTGGGAGGATCTGTAGTGCGGGCGCTGCGCCGCCGACGATTTCGACAGGGACCGGATCCGGCGCGACGATCTTTACCGCTGCGGGATCGGACTCCGGGATCGGATCGCTCATCACTGCCTCGCGGGGTTCGTCACGTGCTCGATCACTTTGGCCTGAATGTCGACGAGCCGGAGCCGCTCCTCGACGGAGGCGCGCTCGCGCGAAAATTCCTCGTACTGCTCGCGGCCCTCCGCTGAGACTTTGCGGCGTTCGGCGGCGTCGTCGCGGTTGGGATTCATAGGACACCTCGAAAAAAGACGGCGGAGAAATCTCATAGATCGTCGACCAACCTTTGCACGGTGATCGCCTCGAGATCTGTCCTGTTTAGGATAATGGCCCCCTCCTCGCGCTCGCCGACCCAAATCTCGAAAACGTGCCACTCGCGGCGGCCTTGAACGGTTCCGAGATAGCGCCCGGAGATCGCGCGGGGTTTCCCGAACTTCGGGTGCCCGACGTCCCACATTTTCGCGGGGAGGCCCTCGAGGTAGTACGCGAACCCGGCGACGAGACGGAGGGCGGCGCTCATTTCCCTCCGGCGAGGAGCTTCCGGTTCACGGCGCCGACCTGCGTCGCGACGTGCATCAGTTGCTCCGTCTGAGTCTCGAGCAGGCCCGTGTTCCGGAGCGCGATGTCGCGCCAAAAGACGATCTGTTCGTTCAGGATCCGCGCCTCCGCGTCGGCGCGCTCGTTTGCGTCGGCGAGCGCGGCCGCGTGCCGTGCCTCGAGATCGACGAGATCCTGACCCCATCGCCAGATCCGGAATTTGTTTCCGATGAGCACGATCACGAGGAGCGTCGCGAAACTGACGCCGCCGAGCACGTTCGCGATCTTCGCTGCCTCGTCGATTCCCATGGACCCTCGCGGTTGATTGTAGCGCCCGCCCGTCAGTTGAGACGGAGGACGGCGAGCACGCGATTGGAGAACGTGCCGGTCCCGCTGCTCGTTTTGTAGCGGAGCGCGAACACGTTCGATCCGGCGTTGACGGTCATAACCACGCCGCGCCCGACGTGGTACACCGATCCCGCCGTGATCGCTTTCGCATTCGACACGCCATCCGCGGCGGCGATCGTCGTCGCGCCCGACACGTCGACGGCGACAGAGGTATCGATCACGCCGCTCCCGCTCGTGTTGACGCTGAAAAGCACGAGCACGAGGGTACCCGTCGTGAGCGTGACGGAATCGGCCGTCGTGAGCGCGCCGTATGCCGTGCTCGCGCGCGTCTCCGCGGTTGCCACTGCCGACACGCCCTTGACGATCGGCGTTCCCCCGAACACGCCGAGGAGGACGGCGATCCACCTGGCATAGCGCGTGTTGCTCCCGCCGTCGCTGGCGTACTGGAGCTTAAACGTCGTCGAGCCGGAGGCGAGCCGGGACAGCATGAGCCCGCCCTGTAGCGCGATATTTTGCGCGCCGCTCGTCGACTGCGCCGCGAACGTCCCGGCGGCGAGCGTGTTCGCGCCGGAGACGACGACGCCGAGCGAGGAGGTTCCGGTCTGAACCCGGTTCTCCGAGTCGCCCGCGATCACGGCCGCGACGCCATCGCTCCCGATCGAGATCGTCGCCGACGGGCCAGCCGTCGCGAGATCGGCGAACGTGCCGGAACTCGACGCCTCCGCCGTTTCGACCGTCGCGGCGGCCGCCGACGTCACCAGATCCAGACAGACGAGAAACGGCTGGCCAGGCCCGGGCCCGCCTGCGAACGCCGCGCCGTTGACGCGCGCCGCGAACATGAGCGACGCGGCGTACTCTTTTCCCGCCGTGAGCCCGGTAATGTGCACGAGCCCGAACAGGTGCTGCCCGCCGAACGACACGAGCGATCGATTCATCACGGCCCGCGAGTCGTCGAGCGTGAGATCGGTTAGTTGCACGTTCGCGACGACGAGCGCGTCGCCGGTCCCGATCGCCCCGATGCCGACGACGAACGTGAGCGTGGTTCCCGTCGGTTTGATCAGGATCGGGCCCGCCGCGAGCACGGCCGCGCCGCCGCCGACGCCGAAAAACCCGTGATCCGCTGCGCTGCCTCCGCCGCCGCCCGCGTCGACGTATGCCTTCGTGGCGGCGTCCTGCGCGTTTGTCGGATCGGTAACGTCGGTGATCTTGTGGGCGCCCATGGACTGATCGCCCGTGAACGCGATCGAGCCGTCCCGCTTGATGTAGTGCTCCGCCGCGATGGCGGCCGCCAGGACGGCGTCGGCGGCGTCGGCGGCCACGTCGGCGGCCGCGAGCGTCGCGGCGTCGCCTGCGTCCGTGTACGCCTTTGTAGCGGCGTCCTGCGGGAGCGCCGGATCGTCGACGAACCGGAGCTTGTGCCCGCCCATGGACTGATCGGAGCGGAACGACGCGCGGCCGTCGCTGTAGATATCGCCCGCCACGGCTGCGCCGCCGTCGAGCGTCGCTGGCGCCGACGAGGACCCGGAGCCGCCGCCCGACGTGAGCGCCTTCCATTGCTCGACGTACGAGCCGGCGTATTCGTCCGACTCCTGAGCGGTGATCCGGTACTCCCACAGTTCGGCGTTGACAAGATGGATCCGCACGGCCGCGACGAGGAAATCGTCGACGATGCCGCCCCGGTACGTCGTGTCGATCCCCAACTCCTGACCCGGGAGAAACCCGTCGACGTCGGTGAACACCTCAAGCTCGCGGCGATCGTTGCTCTCGCGCGCGAGGATCTGAGTCGCCAGATCGATCCCGTCGGCGTAGACGACGATCTCCGGATGCGCCTCGCGGAACGTGAGCGGCGGCGAGCCGATCGAAACGCGCGCGTGGAACGGGAACACGGCGAGGTACTTCAGCTCGAGGATCGTCCCGGGCGCCGGCGCCGTGCCGACGAGCGTTATCGTTCCCCGCCCGGCGAGGACGTTCCATTCGTAGTCGACGGCGAGATCCCCGGGAGGGCCGATCGTGCGCGCGAGCGTGCCGTTCTCGAGGATGTAACCCTGCGTCCATCCCGCCGCGCCCGACGGATCGGCGCCGAGCTGCATCGTCGAGATCGCGATCCCGCCCTCGCCGTACCACTGGCCGTTCCCCGTCGTCGCGAGCGCGATCGAATTCCCCGCGACGCCGATCGCGAGCGCGTTCGCCGCGAGCTGATCGGGGAAACGGATATAGGCGTCGGCGTCGGTGTTCACGGCCGTCGAGGGCGCATAGACGCCGCCGCCCGCGCCGACGATCGCCGCGACGAGGTTCGCGAGGCTCGCGTTGCCGTCGGCGCCGATCAGCACCTCGCCCGCGACGTCGCCGACGAGCGCCGCGCGCCACGTGTAAACCGACGAGCCGAGCGTCGTCGTGTCTCCGTCGGCGAAGTTGACCGCGACGCCGAGAAACGCGTGCGCCCGGGCGCCGGCGTAGGCGTCGCCGATCACGGCCTGGATGTCGACTTCCCACGAGGTAGCGTAGCCGTCGGCCTCCCATTGCTGCGTCGTGACGCCGGTTCCTGTCGGGCCACAGAGGAGATCGACCGTGTTCTTAGCGAGGTTCGGGGGATCGGTCCAGTCGAGATCGAACGCGTTGACGTTCGCGTCGGTGATCGTGACTGGCGCGGGCGAGTCGAGCGGGACGAACACGACGAGCGCCTTGAGCGGCCCCACGCGAAAGACGACGCCCGTCGCGTCGGTGATCCGCTTGAACGCGTCGACGACGGCGACGTCGACCCACTCGATCGGCGGAACGGTTTTCCCCGTCGGCGCGGCGTCGTACGTGATCCCGTAGACGGCGAGCGACTGAGCGACGATCTCCGCGATCACGTCCTCGAGGTATTGCGGCGCCGTCGCGACGATGGTGATCGGATCCGCGTCGTCGAAAAAAATCGAGTAGTCGGCGAGATCGATCTCCGTCCGGTTCGCCGGGTTCGATGCCGTCATGCCCGCGAGGCGCCGCACGTGCACGATCCCCCCGAAGATCGGCGTCACGCCATCGCGCGCATAGACGAGGACGGGCGCGCCGCGCGTGGGGATGTAGTCGTCGCCGATCACGAACCGGCCGGTCGCCTGTCGGTTCAGCGTTAGCTCGAGATCGGCCTCCTCGATCTCGATCGTGACGTCGACGAGCGGTTCGCCGATCAGGATCCGGAGGCCCGACACCTCGATCGAGTATTCGCGCTCCCCGAAATTCGCGGCGCCGTCGGTCGCGCGGACGGTGAACGTATAGAGGCCCGCCGCGGTGATCCGGCCCTCAAGCTCGCCCGTGATCGCGAGCGCCAGGCCGGGCGGGAGATCGCCATCGCTGATCGTGAAATCGTATGGCGCCCCGATCCCGCCCGTCGCCGTGAACAGAACGCCGTCGGGCGCCGCGTAGATCTCGCCGCGTACCCCGTCGACGAGCGGCGGAACCGGGAACACGATGATCGCATCCGGCGCGAGCACCTCGAGCGCGTACGCCTTGATCCCGCGACAGCCGTCGTCGTCGATCGCGCGAACCGTGAACGCGTAGGATCCCGCCGTCGTCGCGGCGCCCGTGAGGAGTCCTCCGCTCGAGAGCGCGAGCCCGTCGGGTAGCTCCGATCCCTCCGCGAGATCCCAGGTATACGGCGCCGTGCCGTCCTCCGCCTCAAACTGGATCGAGAGCGGGAGGAGCTCGATCGTGTCGGGGAGCGGCGACGCCGGGGAGATCGTGATCAGCGAACAGCCGCCGCCGCCCGGGCCAGCCGGAGGACCCGCGAGCGTGACCGTCTGTTCGCACGTGATGAACAGGTGCGACGCGTTTGAGAGCGTCGCGTCGATCGTGAAGTTGTAGACGCCGACGGCCTCCGGCGTCCCGCGGACGTACACGGCCGACGAGTCGCCCGGGCACAGGAACAGAGAGCTGCCAGGCGCCGGCGCCCCGGCGGAGATCGCGACGGCGACGATCGTGATCGCCGGGCCCCATGTCGTGACGTGCCAGAACTCCCCCGGCGTCGCTGGCGGGTTCGCCGCGACGCATGGCGTGAGCGGCGGGAGGTTCTGGTAGACGGCGAGGATCTGAGAGTGAACGGAATCAGCCATCGCTATCGACTCCTCACGCCGACACGCTCAAGCTCGTTAGGGAGGTGCCTCGCCTGATTGCGCGCGACGACGCGGCCGTCGAGCTGCGTCACGTTCGTGATCTCGATCGGCCGCTGCGCGACGGCGGCCAGGCCGAACGATTTCCCCTCGCCGGAGAACGCGAAGTCCTCGTTACCCCTCGAGTAGAACAGCGTCGGCCGGAGCACGCGGCCGCGGCCGCCTTTCGCCATCGGTACCGGCGTGTACTCCCCGTCGCCGCCTTCGTAGTCGTTTTCACCTGGCGCGATCCCCGTCGTGCGTTGCCGGAACTCGACGTCGATCGTCTTGCTGTTTGGGATCTTGTCGAGCGCCGCGGGAACGCCGCCGAGCGCCTTTGTCAGTTCCTTGATCGCCCCGACGACGGACTGGAACCCCTCCGTCATCGTTTGCGCGAACGTGATCCCCGAACCCTCGAGATCGGTGATCTTGTTTCCGTTCGCGTCGGTGAGCGTGCCGAGCTCGATCATTTTCTGGAGGAGCGGCCGCATAGCGGGCGGGATCTCCGTGCCAGTGCGGATCGCGTCCTGAATGTACGCGTTCACGCTATCGCTCATCTTCGTCGTGATCGTCTCGACGTCGACGCCCGCGCGCGAGAGATCGGCGAAGTCTTGGATCAGTTGCTTCGCCTGCTCGTCGAGGCGCGCCTGATTGACGGCCTGGCCGGCTTGCTCCCACGCGATCCCGTACTTCTCGAGCACGCCGGGGAGCCGCTGTAGCCAGTTGTCTTGATCGGCGAGCGCGGCGTTGATCGCCTCGATCGCCTTTTTCGCGGCCGTGACGTCGCCCTTCCCGACCTTCTGCGTCGCGTCGATCCAGAGCTGCTCGCCGCCCGCGACTTTCAGGAGCTTCGCGTGCAGCTCGTCGAACCCGGTTCCCGCCGCGGCCGTGTCGAACGTCTTAGCGAAATCGACGACGGCGGAGCGGCCCGCGTTGAGGTTGCGGATCAGGCCGACGAGGGCGCCCGCCACGGCGCCGATCGCGACGCCGTAGGGACCGAACGCCGCCCCGGCTTTCGCGCCAGCCACGGCGCCGTGGAGCGCGCCGGTTGCCTTGCCGGTTTTTTCCGCCGTCGCCGCCCACACGTCCATCGCGCCCGACGCGATCGTCGCGCCCGACGCCACGGCGGCCGCCGCCTTTTGCGCGCCGGTCGCCGACGACGAGAACAGAGGCGCCGCGACGCCGGCGGAGTTGCCCCACTGCTTTGTCGACGCGGCCGCGACGTCGATCGATTTCGCGACCGACGAGAGCCCGGAGATCGCGGCGCCCATCTTGCCGCCGGTCCCGAACCCGTCGGCGAGGATCCCGGCGACGCTCGCGAGCACCGATCCCCACTGGACCGTCGCGCCGCGCGTTTTGTCGATCGCCGCCTGCATCCGCTCCCACGCGGCCTGTAGCTCGCTCGTCGCGTACAGGCCGGAGTCGCGCATCTGTTCATAGTCGCGAGTCGCCGCGTCGGCCGACGCCTGTAGCTCCGCGCGCGTGAGCACGCCCTGCGAGCGCATCCGTTGCTCGATCGTCGAGGCCGTGCCGTTCGCGGCGTCGAGCTGATTTTTATAGAACGCTTTGATGGCGGCGAGATCGCGATCGTAGATCGGGCCCCTCATGGTGCTCGCGGAGTTGAGCGCGGCGATCTCCGCGTCCCGCTCCCGCTCGATCTGGACGATCTTGAGATCGGCGGAGGAGCGCGCGAGATCTCCGGTTCGCTGCTCGTACGCGAGCGACTGGCGGAGTTGATCGGCGAGCGCCTTGCCCGACGCGTCGGCGATCTTCTGCTGGCCGTCCTGCCAGTCGGCGATCGCGGCCGTGATGAACTTGTGCGACGCCTCCGCCATTTTCGCGTGAGCGTCTTTCCACGCCTCCGCGATCGCCTCGCCGTTTTTCAGGCCGTCGAGGTACTTCGTTACGGCGTCCGCGCTCACGCCGAGCGCCTTCGCCGTCGTCGACGCCGACACGCCGAGCGCCTCGTTAGCGACGGCCGTCGCTTGCTGCGCGGCCGTGAGCGGGATCGCGGCGCGACGGATATCCTCGAGCGCCGCGGCCTGTTCTTTCTGCGCCGCCGTCGCTTTCGCCACGATGGGCGGGAGCGCGCCGACGGCCGCGCCGTGCGACTTCGCGGCGACGGTCGTCGTGTCCATCGCCTTTGCGACGTTCCCGTACCAAACGGCGGATTCCTTGAGCGAGTCGACGAGCTTTTGATCGACGCCGATCTTGCTGGCGCCGGGGAGCTTCGCGGCGAGCGCGGCCAGGCCGGCGGCGTTCTCGTACAGCCGCTGAACCATCCGATACGCTTCGGCGACGAGCTTGTCGAAAAACCCGCGCGCGTAGTTGTAGGACTCCGCCGCCCACACCTTGAGCGTCGAGCCGAACCGCGCGATCGCGTCGCCCGCGGAGTCGAGGGCGAGGACGGTTTCCTCGCTCATGATCGGCGCGGCGGCGCCGAGCTCCTTGAAATTGGAGACGAGCGTCGGGAGGATTTCCGTTCCGGCTTTGCCGAACACCTCGACGGCGCGCTGCGCGCGGAGCGTCGGGTTCTCGATCTTGCCGATTGCCTCCGCGACGGAGGAGAGCGCGTCATAGGGCGACGCGTCGCGGATCTGTTTGAAGTTGAGGCCGAGCGCCTCGATCCCGGCTTTGGCTTTCCCGTCGGCCAGCCGCACCTGTAGCTTACTGATCGAGCCGGCGAGATCGTCGATCGAGTTGCCGGATTGCTCCGCGATGTATTGGAGCCGCTGTACGTCGTCGGTCGCGAGGCCGGTTCGATCGTGAACCTTCACGACGTTATCGGCGAGATCGAGGATCGATTTCCCGAACGCGACGACGGCGCCGACGGAGAGCCCGACGCCGAACGTCCCGAGGAGCCCGTTCACCTGGCCGAGCGGCCCGGCGAGCCCCTTCACGGACTCGCCGACCTTCGCGACCTTTTTCGGGACGTCGGCGAGCCCGGCGTCGAGTTGCTTGCCGTCGGTGGAAAGCTCGAGGACTGCCCGCCCGAGCGCCGCTTCGCCTGCCATGGTGTTACCCCTTCCGCGTTGTCACGCGACGAACCGGGAGGCGCGAGAACACCTCGTCGGAGAACAGCCGCGGCTTACGTGTCGGCGCCGGTCCCGCCCGTCCCGCCGGTCCCGGCGACGTCGGCGCCTCGCCGCGCCGGATGCGTTCCCACTCGTCGGAGATCGCTCGAGGGTTCGCGACGGCGCCCGTTCCGACGGCGATCTCGTTTGACCGCCGGATCGACTCCTCCGCCTCGAGACGCGGGAGCATCCGGAGACAGGCGGCGACTACCCCCGTCGCCGTCCTCGTCGTCCACGCTTCAGGAGTCCCGCCGTAGAAGCGTAGGAGCCGGGGGATTGCTTCGTCCCAGGTGAGGGCGCTCCGGCCGTCTGATTCGTCGCGATCGCTCTCGCCGCGAGAATCAGCGTCGGCGTCAAGAGCTCCGTGAAAACCTTGAACACCATCACGCGCTGGATCGCGGTGAGCTTCGCGAGGACGGAGCCCGGCGCGTCGAGCGCGATCTTCGTAACCTCTTTCAGGCGCAGCTCAAGCTCCCGGTTCTCATCCTTCGTGAGCGTGCGGGTTCGCGACAGGAGATCGCCGGTTCGGACGGAGATCCGCTCGAGGTGCTTGAAATCCTGCAAGGTGAGATCGCGCGCCGTCCGGAGCGGGTACGCGATCGCGTCGATCGTCACGACAGGGCGATCAACGTCGGTGGTTAGATCGAGGATGTTCTTGTCGGCCATGGATGTCTCCTACGCCTTCGGGTTGGTTGATGATGGCGATCCCCAGGCGCCGCGCCTCCGTCTCGAGATCCTTGAGAGCGGCGGCGGCGACGCAGAGCTGATCGCGTGTCGTGCGGATCGTGAGCTTGTGGCGCGCGACGTCGGCCCGGGCTTTCGAGATCCTCGCGAGGAGATCCGGAACCGACGTCGCCATTTACTTGCCGAGCACCATCCGCGCGAGCCGCGCGAACAGTTTCAGGAATGCCGTAAACGCCCGATCGAGCATCGGCGCCCTACGTCGCGTCGGCCGTCTGGACGACGATCCGCCCGAAGTACTCCGACGGATCCGACGCGTCGGGATCGACGAGCGCCGTCCACTCGATCGCCAGCATCGCCGGCTTGTCCTTCGTGTAAACCGGCTTCGGTTCGCCGGTCTGCGCTGCGCGCGGACACTCGTATTGCATCACGCCGTCCTCCATCTCCGGCGACGGGCCACGGAGGAGGACGGCGCGCGTGTCGACGATGAACCCGCGCGACAGGCCGATCTTCTTCGTGCCCGGGGTTCCGACGCCGGCGGCCGTCGGCGTGACGGTGTTTCCGTTGAGCGCGAAGCTGTACGCCTCCGGCGTGACGTCGACGAGCATCAGGCCGATCTTGAGATCCTCGCTCGAGCGGAACACCTTCCGCGATCCGGCGTCGCCGAGCGAGCGCCAGAACTCCATCGATTGCGAGTGCTCGACGTTGACCCCCGCCTCGTCGTAGTTCAGGGGACCCGCCGCGCCGACGAGCGTCCAATTCGACGAGTCGGGCGCCTCGTCGACGGCCGGGAACGGGGTTCCGACGGGCGCGACGTACATCGAGAACGGCGCGGCGAGAACTTCAAGCGGTACGGCATTCCTCATGGTGACGATCTCCTCTATGCGGCCGACTCACGAGCGGCCAGGGCGAACCTGAACTCTGATTGCAGGTTCTTGATCAACTGCTCGCGACCACGATCGATCCCGACCTGTTGATTTTTGGTGAACACCTTCCAGATCGAAGGGCCGAACAATTCGCGGATCGGGAGCTGCGATCGGTTCGGGAGCGGCCCGCGACGCCCCGTTCCGCCGTCGACGCGACGATAGACCCCACGGTGCCCGCTCCCCATCCGCGCGATGAACGCGTTCGGGATCCGCGTGCGGCCGCGCCCAAGTTTCACAGTGACGCCGGTTCCGCGGCCCCGCGAGGGTTCCGGCCCCTTCGCTCCGAAATCGATCAGCGGGATCCGCTTCGCGCTGGCGTAGAGCCGGGCGCGGAGCCGATCCGGCGTCGCCTGCTCGACGCGGATCTTGTCGCGGAGATCCCCGATCTTGACCCCCATGTCGGAGGAGATCACGCGGAGCATTGCCGTGTTCGCCGACGCGATCGCGCGGTTGAGCGCGCGGACCTGAGCGACGGGCGCCTTCTTCCGGAGCCGCTCCACCATCGCGGGCGACGTCGTCGTGAACCTGACGGTCATTCCCACTTAGGTTGCCTCCGGTACGCCATACGACGGGTTGCCCCACTCGTCGACGTAGGGACAGGAGTACGTGATCCCCGTGCCGATCGTGGGCGAGCCCGCCGGGCGCTCGACTGTCCGCGTCGCCCCGCGTTTCATCACGCCCTTGAGCACCGATCCGAGCGTCCGATCCTCAAGCTCGATCGCGTGCTTGACGTCGCCGAGGAGCAGCTCGACGTTGATCCACGCGTCGGCGGCGCCCGACTTCCCGAGCGCCTGAACCTCGACGGGGAACAGGTTAGAGATCCGCCCGTCCTCCGTCGCGAGCTCGTCGCCTGGCACGACGGCGAGCACGTAGGCGGGATCGGCGGGCCCCAGCTCCGGCGCGACGCCGATGTAGACGTGGAGCCCGGCATCGCTCGTGTAGCCGTTCGCCGTCGTGATCGACGCGAGGAGGGCGCCGATCCGCTCGAGTATCAGGAGTCGGCGCGTGATCATGAGTCCTCATCCGGCGCGAGCACGAGACGGAGCCGCGTGTGATCGGCCTCGACGCCCGCGAACCCGTCAACCTGCCAGCGGAGGATCTCGCCGGGCGACGGCGGAGGCTCGAGGAGATCCGCCCACGCGGGCGACGCCGGCGCGAGCACGATCGATCCGTGCGGGATGTCGAGGAGCGGGACGCCGAACACGTACGAACGTTCGCGACGCCGGAGATCGAACCCGCCGCCCGGAATGTCCTCCGTCTCCGGCGTGAGCCAAACTCCGCGCGTCGCGATGGGATCGAAAATGCCAGGAGGATCCGACTCGATCGTCGCGTCGACTCCGAACGTCGAGAAATTGATATTCCTCACGAGCGAACGGAGCGAACTCAGATCCATCGGCAGTCCTGCCGGGCGCTACGTGCCGTCGTGCGGGCGGCCGACGCCATCGAGGCGAACGGTTCCCGTCGTCTCGCCGACGCCGGCGCCGACGGCGACGGTCGCGACGCCGATCTGGAGGTTTCCCGCCGAGACGGTCGTCATTTTCTTCGCGGCTTCGTCCCAGTAGACGACGGCGCCTTCCGCCCACGCCTGGCTGCCCGGCTTCGTGTGCGTCACGACGCCTTCGATCAGGCCGTTGAACCGGGCGCCCTCCGCGGCCGTGACGGTCGCGATCACGAAAAGCTGACCGATCTGGACGCCGACGCCCGACACGACGCCGCCCGCGGGCGCCGTGAATTCGACCGACTCGCCGGGCTGTACGAAATTCTTCATGATCCGATCTCCTCTGAACGTTGACGCTCTCGAGACTCCGCCGACTACGCCGCGCGCCGCGCCCTACGAGGGTTCGGCGCCGACGTTCTTGTAGAGCCCGCGCCAGTCGAGCACCTTCGCCGCGAAGTCCTCGCGACACTTGATCTCGATCCCGTCGACGTCGAACCCGATCCGCGTCTCGATCGTCGGACCCTCCTCGCCCTCGAGGTATCCGTATTCGATGATGTCGATCTGCTCCGGCGCGGCCGCGATGTACCACGCGAGCGGTTCGTTGTCGAGCCGTGGTTCGGCGATCACCATGAGCTTCCCGCTGAACGGGTTCACGGCGATCACGGTCTGCGGCGTGATCGGCGTCACGATGGCGTCGCCCTGCGTCTCGAGGGCGGAGCCCACGATCAGGAACTTCGGCGCGATGTTCAGCCGCTCGCCGTCGAGCGATACCTGCTGGCGCATGGACGCGCGCGCGGCGCCGAGCGAGTCGACATCGATCACGGCGCCCGCCGAGTCGATGTTCAGGTGAGCCGCCGAGAAGAGCGCGTTGCCGTCGCCCATGATCGGATTGCTCGTGATCTGATCCCACACCAGATCGCTTTCGAGGTTCCGCGCCGCCCGTCCGAACATCGTCGGGACGCGACCGAACGCGTCGGCGTCGTCGTTCACGAGCGCCTTCCGCGTGATGGCGAACACGCGGCCGTACGTCGCGAGCTGGTACGACTCGCGGCCCTCGCCGATCGTGCCCCGCTTGAACTCGCCGTGCTCCTTCACCTCGAGGAGCGCGGGCGCGTCGCCCATCTGCTGACGATAGACGGGCTTGAAATCGGGGAGGTTGACCTGCCGGGAGATCGCCTTGAACGTCTGCGGCGCCTCGTCGTACGCCTTGCGAACCGTCTTGTTCGCGACGTCGGCCAGGAGGTACGCGAAATCGCTCGTCGTGTGGTAGCCGTGCCCGCTGCGCTGATTGAGGCCGAGCGCCGCGGCGGCCAGCTCCATCTTCGACAGGCCCGACGTCCGGACGCCGGCGGCGTGCAGGAACGTGCGCGCCGTGTCGAGGAGCGTGAGCCCGCGATACGGCCGACTCTTGTCGTCGATCTTGAAGTACTGCGGCGCGATCCGGTGCAGGAGCGCGGCCTCGATGCCGCCCCGCACGTGCACGAGCGGATCTTCGCCGAGCGTGATCGAGGACCCGCCCGGCTGCGGGCCGCGATCCTGCGCGCCGCGCGCCTGGAGCTCGACGAACACGAGTCGCGAAACCTCGTCGAGCGCGGTTCGCGCCTTGATGTGCTGATCGATGAACGTCTGCGGCATCCGCCCGGCGCGCGCGGCCGTCATGATGCCCTCGACGCGAGCGGTTTCCGCGGCGACGGCGCGATCGACGTCCGTCGGTTCGGCGGCCGGTCGCGCGGGCGGATCGGCCGGGTGGAGCCGGAGCGCCGCGGCGGCGGGATCTTCTGCGACGGTTTCAGGGCGGGCGGCGGGATCGTTTCGCACGGGCTGCTCCTTGCGGATGATGAGGCACGAGTTGGTCGCTACCTCGTGATTGCGGACGCGAGCGCCGACGTCGGCCGGCATCGGGACCATTGACACTTCGTAGGGTTCCCAATCGACGGCGGTACGAACCGGGATCGCGCCCGTCGTGTCCTCCATGAATTTGTGAACCCGATAGCCGACGCTGACGTTCTGGATCACGCCGTCGATCACGTCGCGATAGATCTCCTCGACGGCGGCGCGTTTCGAGAACCGCACGCGGACGATCGCGTCGGTGCCCTCGAGTCGAAAGGAATTCGCGACGACGGTTCCGATCTGATCGGTGATCGACCACGCGGAATGAGCGTCGAGGAGCGGCGCCGTGTTGAGGCGTCCCGTCCGGATCGCCTTTTTCGAGATCTCGAGCTGCTCGAGATATCGCGTGTCGCTCATCCAGTCGTACCGCTCGACGCCCGCGCCCGTCGAGAAAATCAGCTCGACGGATCGATCGTCCTCGTTTGCCGACGCGACGTTCGCGCGGGCCATTAGGGAGAGCGGCGGAACATCGATCGTTTGTGACGCGCCCGGCTTCATGATGTGCGACAGCTTGCGGGAGGGCGGCGCCGTCCGCAAGGGACTAGCGCCGCGAGCGATCACGAAAAGCCTATTTACTCGACGGGCTTTCCATAGCGGCGCGCGTCGCGAATTCGGATCCGGAGATCCCCGCCGGGGAGGCGATAGGCCCGGAGCGCGCCTTTTCGGATGTCGCGATAGATCGTCTGGACGCGGACGCCCCACTTCGCCGCCAGCTCCGCGGGCGCGATCGCGGCCTCGAGGTACGGAGCGCCGCGCCGTCGACGCGTGTCGTTCCGTTCGTCGGGCCAGTGCACGGAGCGGGGAGGCTCGCCTGCCATGGTTACGTGTCCTCCTCCGTCACGTCGGCCGACGGCGACGCGGGTTCCGTCGGCGGAACGGGATCAGCCGGAGCGGCGGGCGCGGCCGGCTGCGTTTGCGACATCCCGGCTTGCGTCATTTTCCGGGGATCGCTGTCGAGGATGATCTCCGACTTGTCGAGGAGAGCGTTCCACGCCTTCATCTCCGCGATCACTTTCGTCGGGTTGAGCCCGCGCGCGCGAAGCTCCTCCTGCATCGTCGTGATCCCGGTTCGCACGTTGCGGAGGATCGCCAGGCCCTCCGACGCCGGATCGATGAACGGGAGCGGCGGCGGCGTCCACTCGACGTCCGGAACCTCCGCCGACTTGAGGAGCCCCGCGATCGCGGCCGCTTCCATCGCCCACGCCCACGCCGGATCACAGAACCCGGGGATCACGAGTCTCCATCGCCAGTCGTCGACGTCGGGCTGATGCGCGAGGCGCGACATACGCGCGGCGGAGAAACTGAGATCCCGGTGATCGCCGGTCATGCCCTCGTACAGCACGCGGAGCCCGCTCGAGATTCCACGGAGGTTGCGATCCATGTAATCGCCGTACTCATTCACGCGCGGAGGCTCGACGACGGAGATCTGTCGGCCCGCCGGGAGGTTCTGGATCATGCCCGGCGAGAGCGCATCGATCGACGGCGTTTGTGAGTCGTTCGGATCGCCGAGCGGCGCGCCGGAGCCGTCGAGATCGTCGCGCACGAACACGGCCAGGCACGCGGCGATCTTTTGCTTCACGAGCGTCGCGTCGTCGTAGTCGTCGAGATCCTTCCACTTGAGGAGCGACGGCGCGAACCATGAAACCGCGCGCACCTGGCCGGGCCGATCGCCGCGGAACAAATGCCGCACGCCCTCCGCCGGGATCCGCACGGAGGGCGCGTAAGCTCCGCCGACGCTGCCCGGGTGTTCGCGAAAGAGCCAGTACGCGACCCGCTCGCCGATCGGGGAGAACTCGACGCCCTGAACGATCTTCCCGCCGTTTGGCGTCGTGATCTGATCCTTTGTCGTGTCGAGGAAATCGGGCTCAAGGATCTGGAGCTGTAGCGGGATCGGGAGCCCGTCGGACGGGAGCCGGAAGCGTCGGCGGATCAGCACCTCGCCCGACTCCGCCATCGTTCGGAGCACGAGCTTTTGTAGGCCGTAGATGTCGTGCTGTCCGTCCGCGTCGCAGGCCGTCGTCTCCGCCCACTTCCGCCAGAGCGTCATCGCGCGAGCGTTCGGCGACTCCGCGACGATCCCCCATCCGATCGTTTCGTTCACGATCGACGAGAGCGCCGCCGACGCATAGGGATTGTTTCGCACGAGATCCCGCACGGCCTGACGGAGCGGCGCGGCGGCCGGGCCGATCGCCGCGTTCGCGTCCGTCGCCGGCTTGCGCCATCCCTGCGTCCGGTAGGTGTTCGCCGCCCCTTCGTAGTGGCGGGCGAGGATCTCGCCGGCGTAGCGCGCGCGCTGCCGCTTGAGCGTCCATCGCGGCGCGACCGTGGACGTCATCCGATCGAGCCAGTGCTGGCGCGCGATTCTATCGGCCATCGTTTACCCCTTCCGGAACAATTGCGATCCGCTTCGTCGGCGTCGGTTCAGGCCCTCGACAGGGACAGCGTTTCGCCGTCGGGACCGTCGACGGGAGCGCGTCGCCGTGCGCCCGTCGCCAATGGTAGACGTACAGACTCTCGAGCACGTAGACGCGGAGCCCGGCGCGCGCGACGGCGAAGTGCATCATGTGATCGACGCAGAGCATTCCGTCGACGAACCCGCCCGCGCGTTCCCACGTCGCCCGCGATAGACACATGAGCACGCCGCCGAGCCCCTTCGTGTCCGTGACGTCGAGGAGCGTTCGCCGCTCGAGGCGCGCGGCGCCGAGCTTCCGGTGATACGCCATGTCGTGATTGTCGCGATCGGCCTCCGCTGCGCGCTGCCAGGGCGAGGCGATCCGGTTCGTCGTCGCCGTGAGCAGGCCGACGTCGGGCCGGTGCTCGATCACTTCGACGAGTTGCCGGTACCACTCGCGCGTCGTCGGCATCGCATCATGATCGAACAGGCAGGCCCACGCGTCGGCGGGTAGCAGGGACATCGCGCGGTTGTAGGCGCGCCCGAGGTTCGCGTCGAGATCGAACGGCGTGAACGTGATCAGCTCTATCGCCACTCGCTCACCCATGGATACCGATCCCGCTCCTCGAGCGCCGCGAGATCGTCGGAGCCGAGCACGACGATCCGCGCGCCTGTCGGGAGGTTCGGATGGCCAGGCCCGACGCCGCGCGCCTCGAGCCGCTCGTATCCCGCGCCGAAAAAGGTAACGAACCCGTCGGCCTCCGTCCACACGGCCGGGCGGATCTTCGTGTACGGGCGGGATAGAAAGTAATTGAGCATCGCCTGATCGCTCCCGACGCCGTTCGGCCAGGCGCGCCGCGGATAGCCGTCGGGATCCGCGTCGAACGCGCGCCAGAGCGGATCGAGCACGCCCGCGTCCATGAGGAGGATCGAGCCGGAGAACACGCCCGCGTATGCGACGCGCCAGCACACGAGCGGATCGGGCCGATCGACGAGCGGCGTAATGTCGTCGACGAGCACGACGTCGAGATCGAGCGCGAGGATCCGATCGCCGATCGCCGTGATCCACTCGCGATCGAACTGTCGCATCCGCCGACGGCATCGCGGCGAGTCGCTGTAGCGGGCCGGGAGCGGGATCGTCTCGATCGCGTCGTCGAGGCCCTCAGCGTCGTCGGTGACACAGACGAGACGATGCGGGAGCGCGAGCCGGCGCGCGAGCATCGATCGGAGCGTGTTCACGTGACGCGCCGCGAATTTGGTTCCCCACTTCCACGTTAGGACGGTTAGCACTCCTCGTACTCCCGTTGACTGTCGAGAAAAAACGCCGACGCCCGCGCGTGCGCGAGCTGCGAGCGGTAACAGGCGAGCGCGCGGATCTTCCGCTCGATCGCGTCGGTCGCCTCCGGAACGATCTCGCGGCCGCCGACGACGCGGGCGCCGTCCCGGTACGTGTGGTAGCGCCGCACGGCGGAGCCGAACACCTCGACGGCCGCCCGGGCGACGGCGACGTGATCGGCGTGCGACGCCTCGAGGCTTGGCGCCCACACTTCCGACGGCATCCCGTGCACCTCGACGAGCGCCCGCATACGCGCCGCGAGATCGCCGCCGCTCCACTGCTCGACGGGCCCGGCGCCGAGAATCGCGGCCGCTGCGCGCGACTCCTCCGCCCTGGTGAACGTGTCGCCGTAGTCGCGGACGGATGGAAAACAGACGACGATCCGCGGCCGGGCGCGCTGTAGCACGAACGCCGCGAATAGCGTCTCGTCGTCGGCGTGCGGCGCGAACAGGAGCGCGTTCCGCTTCACGCCCTCGACAAAAAACACGTGCGGCGGTTCGCCGTGGTACCGCTGACAGAGCGAGTCGTCGCGGTAGCGGGTTTCGTACGGCCCCACGTCGGCGACGTCGAACCCGGCGCGCGCGAGCTGCTCGCGCACGAACGCCGGCGTCGTGAGCGTGACGGCGGGTTGTGAACCCTTCCAGCCGCCGCGCCTCGACGATCGCGGATCGCTCGTCTCATCCTCCGTGATCCGCACGACGCCGCCGGGCTCGAGGACCCGCGCGAGCTCGTCGACGAACGCGGGCCAGTCGTCGGCCGCGAGGTACATGAGCGCATGAGAGATCGTGATCCCCGACACGGAGCCGCCCGCGAAATCGCGGAGCCCGTGCTCAAACTTCCAGCCGAGCGCCTTGTCGAGATTCACGAGGCCGGGGAGCGGATGCCAGGACCGATCGGCCGGGTTCCCGCATCCGAGGTTCAGGCGGAGCGGCGAGCGGATCCCGCTATGCGCCTGCCTGGCCGACTTCGGGATCCGGCTGCGGCCCGTGATGCCGTGCCGGTACGTCGCGAGCACCTCCGGAACGTATCGGCATCGCGCCGCCTCCGCGATCGCGATCCAGAAGTACCAGTCCTCCGGAACCTGCTGATCGTCGAACCGGATCGATCCGATCGTCGCGCGTCGAATGAGCGGCGACATGATCGGGATCACGTTGCCGCGGCGGAGGATCGGCGCGATCCAGCCGCCGAGATCGAGCCGCTCGTATCCGTACTGAGAAGACGCCTTGATCGTCCGTTGCTTCGCGGCGTCCTGGATCTCGACGTCGCACAGTACCCAGCCGATCGTTTCGTCGAACGCGCGGATCTGCGTCTCGAGCTTTTCCGGTTCGATCGTGTCGTCGGCGTCGAGGAACATCACGAACGCGCCGCGCGCCAGCTCGATCCCGAGGTTCCGCGCCGACGATGGCCCGCTATGCGGTTGTCGCACGTAGCGGACGCGGGGATCGTCGGCGAACGCGGCGAGCGCCTCCGGCGTCGCGTCGGTGGAACCGTCGTCGACCACGATCACTTCCACGGGGATCGACTGATCGAGCACGCTCCCGATCGCCTCGCCGACGACGGCGCCGTGATTGTGCGACGGGACGATCACGCTCACGAGCGGCGCGTTCACTGGCGCGCCTCGACGGCGGCCGCGTCGAGCGCGCGCCAGGCGGCGACGAGCGGCGTGAGCACGGGCCGCGGCGCGAGGCCCCGGAAGATCGCGCGCCGTAGATCGCTTTTCAGGTGAACGATCCGCGTGAGCGCGGGATCGAACCGCTTCCACGTCGAGTCCTCACAGTTCCAGATCTCGCCGGGGAGCTGCGCGACCTGGCATCCGTGCCCGGCGCGCTCGAGCATGAACCCGAGGGCCGCTTGATTGATCCCGGCGTACCGTGTGCGCCACGGGCGGAGCGCCGCCGCGTCGCCGAGAAAGCTCCGATTCACGGCGGCCCACTGCTCGAGGAATCCCCGCGAGCGCGACGACGCGCGCACGAACACGACGCCGGCGTTGAGCGGGAGGCGATCGGCGGCCGTCGTGTAGGCGAGATCGAACGGGAGATCCCACACGGGATCGAGCGGCCCCGTGATCATCGTGTCGGCGTCGATCAGGAGAACCCGATCGCCGTCGTCGGCGGCCGCGATGATGTCGCGCCATCGATCGAGCTTCGCGGAATTGTGCTCGTGAGCGGGAACGCCGAGCGTCGAGCGATAGCCGACGGCCGGGGGGATCTCGACGATCTCGACGCGCCAGCCGGCGGCGTGACGGAGCGCCGAGTACTCGAGCGCGCGCGCCATCCGGCGGAACTCATCCCCGGCGACGCCTGACCCGAAGTACACGGAGGCGAGGAGCGGCGCGGCCATGGTCGGCGCGGCGCGCGCTATACGCCCTTGCTCGTCGTTCCGACCCGGTACGCCCGACGCGTGTCGGTCCCGAGCGGCCCCGTGATCTCCGCCTCCATCCGCGCGAGGAGCTTGAGCATGTCGTCGATCGAATTGAACGTAACGGACTGATCCGAGAACGACATCGATCGAGCGCCTCGCCCGTCGGCGATTGCGCGCCGGAGGTTCTCCGCGTCGGTTGTGGTAAATGGCATGGGCTTTGCCGCCGAGAATAGCACGGCGGCGAGCGCGGCCGTAAGCTCCGGGCGGCCTGGCGGCCCTAGAAACGGCGCGCCTGTCGGGAGGGCCGGGAGGCCGGGCCGCCGCCGTCCAGCCTACAGGCGGGCCGCGTGGCGCGAGCGCCGGGCGGTTTCGTCGAGGGCCGGTGTTCCACGTGGAACAATTCCGTAATCCGGCCGGGCTTGCTCCACCACGCTCCCCTCCTCAGCGGGGTTTCAGCCAGTCGGGCCGGGCCGGGAGCCAGCCAGGGCGGCCGGGCCGGGCGGGCGGCGTCGTCGGCGCCGGTCCGGACGCCGGCGCCGGGTTCGCGGGCGCCGGGCGAGGCACGAGGCCAGGGCGGAGCGGCGCGACAGGCGGCGGCGTCGGCGCGGCGCCGGGCGCCGTCGCTGGCGACGCGTCGCGACGCGGGCGGTTCAGTCCGAGGAATTCCGCGCGCGACTCCCAATCCCGATCGTTCGTCCGATCGACGCCCGCGAGGGCGGCCGCGGCCCGCGCGTAGACCCGGCAATCGAGCGCGTGATTCTGTCGCCCTTTGATGATCTCCCATTCCAGCCGCACGTACCCGCGCCGGTTCTTTCGCGCGATCAGTTGCTCCGCCGTGAGTTGCTTGAACCACTCCTCCGGGTACTCCGGAAAGCGAACATAGCCGGGCGGATCGGAGCCGTCCTCGTTTTGCTCGAGCCGGAGCCAGCCGTATAGTTCCGACTTCGCGATCCCAACCGACACGGGCCACTGACGGCCGCCGCGTTTCCGTTTCTTCCCGCTGATCATGATTTCGATCGACGTCGGCGTGCCGATCAGAGCGCCGCCGTGATCGTGTCCGCGAACCGGGATAACGCGCGCCATCGGGTACTTGCCCGCCCACGTGTAGACGGTTTGCGTTCGGTACTGCGAGTCGATCGCGAGGAGCCGGATCGGTTGCTCGACGTCGGGCGCGTCGGCGTGCGGGAACGTCCGCGCGAGCATCGCGTCGAGCTGCGGCCATGGCCCGCGCTCGAGATCGCTCGTGTCGCCGGGAAGCTCGCCCGCGTCGATCGACCACGATCGTTTCCCCTTGCCCCATCCGACGATCTCGTACACGAGGCGATCCTTCTGGACGTCGACGCCCGCCGTGAGCACGAGCGCGCCCGTCGGGATCGTGCCTGTCGGATAGTCGTCGCGGCGGCGATACAGGTACTCCCACTCCGGCGCCTCGCCTTTCGACGTCCACACCTCGCCGAGTACGGTATTGATGAAAACCCGGAGCCGCTCCGGATCCTTTTCCGCCTCGACGAACTCCGTCGCGATCTCGCCCCACGAGATCCAGCCGACAGGCGCATAGAGCGCGTTGAGGTGATAGCTCCGGATCTTCCCGCCGCCGCGCCCTGGCTGCGTCGCGCGCCACTCGCCCGCCGCGAGCATCCCGGTTTTTTGATGGTTGCGGATGTACCCGCCACACTCCGAGCATTCATAGACGGCCGCGGGCGCCGGGAGATCGAGCTTCGTCCAGACGAGCCGCGCGAACTCGAGCACCTGGAACGCGCCGCACATTGGGCACGGGACGAAATACTTCCGCTGATCCCCGCGATCGTGCGCCGCCTCGATCGCGCTGCGCCCGGCGATCGTCGGCGTCGAGATCTTCATCCGCTTCCGGCGGGCGAACGTGCGCTGACGAACCTCGACGAGCGCGATCGGGGAACCCTCCTCGTCGACGTCGATCGGGTAGCCGTCGATTTCGTCCATGAGCGCGTATTGCGCTGGCATCGATCGAAGTCCGACGGCGGAATTCGCTCCGGTGATGATCAGGTGCCCGCCTGGAAAACTCTTTTCGAGAACGGTGTTCTCAGAGTCGCGCGACTTCGCCGGGCCGATCTTCTCTGCGATCGACGGGCTCGTCGTCGTGAGCGGCGCGACGCGTTGACGGGATCCACGCTTCGCCGTTTCGACCGTCGGCCACACGAGGATCACGGGACCCGGCGCGTGATCGATGATGTAGCCGAGCGCGTTGAGGAGCGCCTCCGTCGCGCCGATCTGGCTCGCCTTCATGAACACGATCTCCTCGACGTCGGAGCGTGAGGAAAACGCGTCCATGATTTCGCGGAGGTACGGCGTCCGGTCGGTGCGCCACGGTCCCGGTTCCGCGCTCGACTTTTTCGGGAGCTTCCGGTGCGAGTCGGCCCACTCGCTCACGGTGAGGACAGCATCGGGCCGGATGCCGTTCGCGCGCGCCTGGCGGATCTCGCGTGCGGCGGCGGCGTCGCTCACTCGCCGGCGGCCTCGAGCCGATCCGCCGCCTCGCCGAGCGCCTCGCGGATCGCGTCGTCGAGGCGCGTGAAGATCTTCCCCGGATCGGTTTCGGCGGCGAGCTCTGCGGAGATCCGGGCCGGGAGGTTCAGCAAGGTTTCACGGATGATACGGGAACTCTCAAACGCTTCCCGCTTCGCCGCCTTGACGTCGATCGTGAGGCCCGCCCGGAGATCGTTGTCGATCTTGAGCCGACGATGCCGCTCCATCGTCGCCATACGCGACGCCTCGCTGAGCGACTGACGATCGCCGCCGACGTCAGGCCCGGGCGGAACCTTCGCGGCGTTCGCGTCCCATGCGACGCGCGCGGCGTCGGCGTCGGTGATCACTTGCTTTCTCCCGCTGCGCGAGAGCCCGACGCACGTCGACGGGATCCGGCCCGACGCGATCCCCTTCCGCACCGCTTTCTCGTCGACGTTCACGAGACGGCCGAACGCGGCGATCGATGTCTCGACGAGCGTCGGCGTCGCGGCTGCCGTCCGTGACGGCGGCGCGGGTTTCCGCTTCCGCTTGCCCTTCGTCGCTCGAGCCGATCGGCGACGCGTCACGCCCGCCGCCCTTCCGTCGTTCCTGGAACTGGCGACGCCTCGACGTCGTACCGGCGCCGGGCGACGTCCTCCGGCGGCGTCGCTGCGGTCCTGCGCGACAGCTCCGCCCACGCGCGCGAAACCGCTCCGGTCCCGGGGAACAAATCCTCGAGCGTGTCGCCGGGGAGCATCCCGAGGAGATCGAACAGCCAGGCACAGAACGCGATCGGCTTGCGCCCCGGGAGTCGCCCGGCGCCGCGCGCCGGCGCTGCGCGGAGCCAGTCCCGCTTGCCGGGCCGGAGTCGTCGCCCTGGCACGACGATCACGGGTTCCCACGTGTTGTGTAGGCCGTAGGTTCGCGAGCACGCGCCGATCGGCTTGACCCACGCGCACACGCGAGCGGCCGGAGGACAGAGCGGGAGGAGATCGCGGAGCGACGCCGCCGACGTCGAGAGCGCCCAACCTAGACACGCGCCCGCCGCGCGCGCCGCCTCAAGCTCCGCGATCAGCCGCGGGAAGTCCACCTCGCCCGCGTACGTCGGTTCGCCCCGGTAGTACTTCGCCGCGAGGCCGGGATAGGGAGGATCAGCGTATCGGAACGATCCCGGCGCCGTCGCGCCGTCGCTCGTGGCCACCGCGCCGGATCGTTTGCGGAGCCGGAACGCCGATTGTCGACACGCCTTAGAACAGAACCGTCGCGAGCTGCTCTGAGCGACGCCGGGGATCTCCCCCTTGCACCATTGGCAGATCAATCGACACACACGCGACAGCGTTCGTACTGCCGAAACAATTCCATTTGAACGTCGGCGCCTCGCGGGACGTCGCCCGCCTCGAAACGCGCGCGGAGATCCTTGAGCGCGGCGGGCCAGGTGTCACGGCCCGGGGATCGGAACGTGTGCCCGTGTCGCTCCTCGAGCAACTCGCCGCGCGCCCACTCCTCCGGATCGGCCCGCCACAGTTCCCACCATTCGCCGAGCTGCTGGTCGTAACAGAGTTTGCAGTTCGTGCGCTGCGGCGGATGGACGTCGCGCGAGTCGAGGTACTGGAGCACGGCCCGCCGGTTCCATCCCCACTCGCGGAGCGGATAGCGGTACGTCGCATAGCTCCCGTAAATCCCGCCGCGATCCTCCTCGTCGGCCCGGAGCCCGACGGAGAGCGTGATCGGATCGGTCTGCTCGAGTAGCCAGGCGATACAGGGCTCGATCTTGATCTGCCGCGTGCACCATCGCTGCCGCCAGTTCGGGAGCGCGCCGTGGTGCTCGATCCAGAACATGAGCGACCGATTCGCCGGGCGGATGATCGGGCGGGAGATCGCGGCGGCGACGGCCTCGACGTGATCGAATAGCGCGGCGGGTTCGTTCCCGGCTGGCGTGAACAGCAGGGAGAATTCCTCCCCAAGCTCCGCGAGCCGGAGCGCCATCGCCGTTGAGTCGTTTCCGCCGCTGAACGCGAGAACCGATCTCATGAGAGGTACTCGAAAGCGATCCGGGTGACGATCTGATCGCGGCGGCCGCCGTTTGCGCGTTTGTAGAACGCGACGAACTCGCGCGGCGTGAGGTTCGGGAAACCCTCCCGGTAGACATCTTGCGGCGTGATGTCGCCGAGCACGACGCGATCGACGGCCGTGAACCGGATCGGCCCGCCGATCTTCTCGACGTGCTCCCCTTTCGGGATCCCCTGCGACTTGACGACGGGCTGAACGATCATCCCGACGCGCGCGAACCGCCAGCCGGATCGGCGCGTGACGGTTTTTCGCCGAGCCCGAACCTGTTCCGTCGTGAGCGCGAACGACATATTCCGCACGTCAGGATCTCGACAGGAGCGCGCGGAGGCGCGCCACGTGAACCCTGGCGGCGTCGCGCGCGGCCGCGACGTTCTCGAAACCCGGATACTCCTCGAGGAGCGCGTCGGCGCCGACGATCAGGACGTCGAGCGCCTCAAGCACGTCGCACGGTTCGCCGACGCCGAGCACGCGCTCAAGCGTCACGCCCTCGCGCGCGGGCGGCCAGAACAGCACCTCGTCTTGCTGCTCGAGGTACCCCCGGTGATCGCCGTCGTGCCCGGTCGCTTTGTCGCACACGAGCGCCGACGCGCCGGGAACGGAGCGCGTCGCGCCGCATGTATCAGCCGCCATGGTTCGCCCCCTTGATCGCCGCGAATAGCTTCCGCCCGCCGTCGTGCACCTCGACGATCGCCGTGAGGGTTCCGTCCTGAGAGATCCGCACGTCGCGGATCTTCCCGAGCGAGGGACCCGGGCCAGTCGTCGGCGGCCCGCCCTCCTCGTCGTGTTCCCCGCGGAGATAGGCGGCGAACCATCGCCCGGAATTACAGGCGCCGTCGCCCTCGCGTCGACACGTCGAGCACGTCTGGAAATGGAACGCCGCGTCCTCGAGCCGGGAGGCCCGGGCGCGGAGGACGTCGCGGCCGCGCGCGGCGATCCGGTTCCGCGCCTCGAGCGCGAGGCCCGCGAGGACGTCGCCCACGTGTCGGAGATCTTCGGGGATCGCCAGGCCGATCCGGTTCGCGGCCAGCTCGATCGCCTCGAGCAATTCGGAGTCGCTCAGTCGTTCGGGTTTCATGGTTTCGCCTCACGCCGCGCGAGAGGCTCGAGCGTCACGGGATCGAGCCCCTCCCGGCAAACTATGCACGTGTCGTTCTCCTCACGCGTCCGGTAGAAACACGACGAGCGGGATCCGCCGTGACGGGTGAACGGAACCCGACACGACGGACAGACGACGACGCGCGACGCCGGCGGGAGCGCGCGAGCGGCCTCGACGCTGCGCCGTTCGTCGCGCGCGATCAATCGCTCGAGGAGCCAGTCAGGGATCCAGATCGGGAGGCCGACGCCGCGGAACTTCGCGACGATCATCAGATCCCCTCGCGGAGTTTGAACAGGCGGATGTAGTCGCCGATCTCGCGATCGAGCGCCTGGAGCCGGGCCTCCGCTGCGGCCTCGTCGAGCGTCGCGGCCTCGAGCATCGCCGAGTACATGGACGTCGCGCCGGAGTAGAACGCGCGTTTCGTCTCCTCGACCTGAACCTCGCCCGCGTCGGCCGGGAGGACGTTCGCGACGTAGCTCGCCCACGCTTCGCCGATCATTCGCTCGCCTCGATCAGAGCGCGCGCGGCGGCGACGTTCTCTGGATGGTGGAGCCATTGCTGGATCGTCGCGAGCTTTTTGATCCGCGCGTTCTCGAGGGCGCCGACGTCGACGATCAGCCGCTCGAGGAGGAGATCGATCGCCGCGCGCACGTGCCCGATCTCAAGCTCCAACCGCTCGCGATTGTCGAGCGCGCCGTACCTTCTATCGAGTCCGTGACGGCCGATCTTGCCGATCTCCTGTAGTACCTCGCCGAGCTCCTCGACTAGATGATCGAACAGCTCGCGATCCGCCGGCGTCGGGTAGTTGACTTCTCCGTTCATGGTTTCCCTTCCGGAATGAGGAGAGCAAACGCGCCGGAGAGCGGACCCGTCTCGACGATCTCGACGCTCGCGCGATAGACGTCGGCCAGTCGAGCGATCGAGGGCCGGAGCGGCGGCGACGATACCTTGTGATCCTCCGTCGGGATCAGGACGGCCCGGCATCGCTGCAGGCAGTACTCCAAAACGACGGGACGGCGCGGCGTGTCGTGCGGCCCGTCGATCAGGGCGAGATCGTAGCGGTTCCCGTCGAGCGCCGGGATCGTCAGGGGATCCGCCCACGTGTAGGCGCGAACCTCGACGACGCCGGCGAACTTCATTCCCAGGCGCCGCCGGTAGACGTCGAGCCACTTCGGATCGTCCTCGCACGTGTCGATCGTTGTCGCGCCGCCCTCGACGAGCGCGAGCGTCGACGAGCCCGGGCCGAACTCGAGAACCGTCCGCGCCGCGAGGGCGCGAACGGTTCCGAGGACAGCCGCATAGTCGGCGAAGCTCCACCAGTGTTTCTCGACGGGATAGAGCACGAACGGCGGCGGCGCCATGGTGATCACGTTCGGAGCTCGCACGTCGGCGCCTCCGCTGTAACCCACGCCGATCGCGGGTTGCCGTTGTCGACCTCGACGTGCGCGCCGAGCGCCCATCCGACGAGCGACGGCGCGCCGATCGGGATCAGTCCGCGAGGGTAGTCGACGAGGATCCGCTGACATCGCTCGCAGAGCTGCAGGCCGTGCTCGTCGAGCGCCCCGGCGACGTGGATCCCGGGGATCACTATGACGGGCGCGCCGAGCGTGTCGCGTTCGCCGACGTGATCGAACGTGTCGAGGTTTGGATCCCTCGACCACTGTTCCCCGTCGCTCACTGGCCCCGCGCCCGGCGGCCGTGTCACTGGCGCCGTTCCTTTCGTCCGCGTTCGGTTTCCTCGCGGGCCGCCTGGACGATCCGATCGATCTTCGTGTCGGTCGTCGTCGCCGGAGCTGCGGCCTCCTGAACCGGAGCCGCCGCGGCCGTCGGCGTCGCCGTGAGTCGGCCGATCGCCGCCTTCGACATCTCACGCGCGCGATCCGTCGAACCCTCGAAATCGCGGATCTCCTCGAGCCATGCGAGGACGGGATCGGCGCTCGCGTTCTGCCCTTCGTTTTCATTCGCCATCGGAACCTCCTGATCCGGAGAACCGGATCACAAAAACCGGACCTAAAAACAATCCTGAAACTAGCGCTCGTTTGCGCCCCGCTCGCC